CGGAAGGTCAAGATATTTGCCCGGATGAATTATATGAATTGAGCAAAATGCCGGCATTGGTATAGTTGAGGTATAACATGGGTGCAGAAAAGAAGAGACCACAAGATCGGTGGAATGAGAAAGCCGGATTGATCAGTAAGTCATATAAGCTAAAAAGAGAATTGACAGAAGAATTTGCAGAAGCTTGTGATAGTGCAGGTGTAAGCCAGGCAGGGCAGATTAGCAAAATGATGAGAGCGTTTATTAAAGAAGTTCAGGCACAAGCTTAGAAGATAAAATGTAAATTGTTTATAAAAGCAAAGCAGGGATTTGGTTGTTATAAGTGGTCAACTACCGGTAGGAATGTGGATTAGGGAAGAAAATTAGACTCGCAGCTGACTTGCAATATATTGAAAATTGAAAATTGGCGGTTGGAGTGGTATAATCTCCATATCACAAAAGATTGAGGGGAAAATAGTATGGGAACATCTGATTGGATAGCATTAGGAGAACTTATAGTTGCAATTATTGGGATTATTGTTGGAATTATTGGTGGGAAAGAAATAAGAGAAGCAAACAAACTTAAAATTCAATTTGGAGATTTAAAGGCGGAGATTGAAAGGCTTGAAATTAGTAATTCACAGATAGCACAAACTATAAATAACAATGGATTAGGGTACAAAGATACTAAAGAAGTTGCAGAAGATGTTGTGGACGAAAAAACAAAAAATAAGCCAGATATAATAATGTCGAAAGAAGAACCGCAGAACGCAAAAGGAGGAACAATTTGGATCCAACAGTATTAAGTAATTATTGAAAAAATACAAAATATGGTATAAAAAATGTATTGTTAGTGCCGATTAGAGCCGAATGTATAAGACATAAATGTCTTGTATGTCCGGCTCTTTTTTATTTTTGAAAACAATATATAAATAAAAATGTTGCATTAGATTATAATAAAAGTTTATAAAACGAGTAAAATATATGTTATAATGTTGCATAATATATAAACAACTTGCACGAAAGGGGGGAATGTGCATGATGAGTGAAAAAGAAACGTATGAAATCTGTAATGAGGTAGACAGCTTCATAGCCAGAGAATTAACAGAATCCATAATACACAAGGTGTCCTACGATATGCTTGAGGCTCATTATGGTATTCTCCCGATCAGCAGGAGAAGCTTTTACCGGAGACGTAATACGGCAAAAAGATTAATGAGACAGAGGATGTGTCATTTGGTAGAAGAGAAGAATGGACAGATGAGGATTGAGTGGGGAGGATAAGAAAAATGTAGTATATTACTGGTTGAAGAGTTATAATTTCCTTATGACTAAAGAAGTGAGGAGGAAAGGTTATGCTTGATAAAAAAGATATAGATTTTGTAATTAATGTGTATGAACGGAAAAGCATTGTTACAAGAGATGATTGTTTAAATCTGGACTCAAGACCTTATGCAAGGGAAATGTGTGAAGAATTGAAGAGAAGAGGGCATGAAGAAGCTTCAATAATAGAATCACATTTACCAAGATATTCTGATTATTCCAATGCTATATTTAATTCGAGTGAGTTCAATTTTTATGAAGTCGATGAATATATGATTAATAATGTATTGCATTAAAAATGTAATTGTGAACATTTACCAACCGTCAAATACGATGGTTGGTATTTTTTGCCCTAAACTTGGCACAAACAATAAGTAAGTACGTGATAAAATTCTGTTAAAAGAAATACCAGGGGGAAAATAAAGTGAACAATAACGATTTGAAAAAGGCGTACTTACAATCATATATTCCATCCATAAATGCAGCCAAACGTATAGAGGAAGAAATAGAACAATTGCGACTGGATAAAATGATGCCGTCTGTTATTATGGATGATATGCCGCATGCACATAATAAAACAGATCTGTCTGATTATATGGCAAAGTTGGACGAACTGATAAATAAGCTAATAGCTGCCAGATACAAACGTATTGATCTATATGCAGAAATATTTGCAGATATTGAAAAGATGGAAAATGAGACAGAAAGAGAGGTATTAACATATCGGTATCTTCGTCGGTACAGCTGGGAAAAGATTTGTGTGCATATGGGGTATCAGTGGGCACAAATTCACCGGATTCATGCTAATGCATTAAAAAACTTCAATCCAACAGGAGTATACTATCAACTGATGATAGAAAATGAGGAATCTGATAAAGATGATACACAATGATACATATATTCGTGATAATATATAAAATGAAAAGAGCGCAAGTAGAGAAGAATCTGCTTACGCTTTTTTTATGGGCGTCGGATGGCGCCCTATTCCCCCTAAGTTATTTGAGGGATACTGATAAAAGAAATGGTGGTGATGGTCCTTGCCAAAGGCAAAAGATGCGAGAGCGGACAAAGCCTTTGAAATGTATAAGCAAGGGCTTAAGCTAATAGATATTGCAAATCAGCTAGGAGTAGCAGAGGGAACGGTACGAAGTTGGAAAAACCGGTACAAATGGAATGGCGAAACGAATGCAACGTTGCAAAAAAATAAACGCAACGTTGCGAAAGAAAATAAACAAACAAAGAAAGTAAAAAAAGAGTCTGTTGCAGATGAAGTAGAAGCGGTGATACAAAACGCTGATTTGACTGATAAGCAACAGCTTTTTTGCATTTATTATATTCGTTGCTTTAATGCCACCAAGGCATATCAGAAAGCGTATGATGTTGATTATGCGACTGCCGTGGTAAATGGTCCTAGACTGCTCGGAAATGCTAGGATAAAAGATGAAATTTTCAGGTTGAAACAAGAACGTCTCAACAGGGAGTTCCTGAGTGAGTCAGACATCTTCCAGAAGTATATGGACATTGCTTTTGCCGATGTGACTGATTTTGTGGAGTTTGGAAATGAGGATGTAGATGTGATCCTGGACACTGGAGAACGAAAGACTATCACAGTAAGCCATGTCAATATCAAGAATGATGCGGATGTGGACGGAACGATTATTTCAGAAGTGTCCAAAGGCAAGGACGGCGTAAAGGTAAAACTTGCTGACCGGATGAAAGCTTTGCAGTGGCTTTCGGATCACATGGATCTTGCCACTGAGAAGCAGAAAGCAGAGATTGCATTACTGAAAGCCAAAGTTCAGACAGATGACGGCGATGAGGTTGCAGATGATGGATTCCTTGAAGCTTTGAATGGTACTGCCGCGGAGGACTGGGGTGATGAAGAGAATCAGTAAAATTAAGCGGGTTTTCAAGTTCAAGCCATTTTCCAAGAAGCAGCGCAAGGTATTGAACTGGTGGTGTGAAGATTCTCCGGTTAAAGATAAGGATGGTATTATCGCAGATGGTGCTATTCGATCTGGCAAGACGGTGAGTATGTCGCTATCGTTTGTTATGTGGGCGATGAGCACATTTGATGGCGAAAATTTTGGTATGTGCGGCAAGACAATCGGTTCTTTCCGCAGAAATGTATTATTTTGGCTTAAGCTGATGCTGCGAAGTCGCGGTTATACGGTGGCAGATCACAGGGCTGACAATTTGGTAATCATCACAAAAGGAGATGTAACCAATTATTTCTATATATTTGGCGGCAAAGACGAACGATCACAGAATCTCATTCAGGGTATTACCTTAGCTGGGGTCTTTTTTGATGAAGTGGCGCTCATGCCGGAATCATTCGTGAACCAGGCAACCGGACGATGTTCTGTTGATGGTTCGAAGTATTGGTTCAACTGCAACCCGGATGGACCGTATCATTGGTTCAAGACCGGATGGATTGATAAGAGAGAAGAAAAGCATCTGTTGTATCTGCATTTCACGATGGATGATAACTTGAGTCTGTCGGAGAAAATCAAGGAACGATACCGTGGCATGTACACAGGTGTGTTCTACCGCCGGTACATCCTTGGACTATGGGCGATGGCAGAGGGCATTATTTACGATATGTTCGACACTGCCAAGCATGTGATTTCCAGCACGGCTGATCTGGTCAATACGAATTACTATGTATCCTGTGATTATGGTACGCAAAATGCCACGGTATTCCTGCTGTGGTGCAAAGAACTATCTGGACGGTGGGTGTGCTCCCGCGAGTATTATTATTCCGGCCGAGATGAGGAAAGGCAGAAAACGGATAGTGAGTATGCGGATGATCTGGATCGGTGGCTTGGTGGTATAAAGCCGGTGAAGATCATTATAGATCCATCGGCAGCGTCCTTCATTGCGGAGCTGAAAAAGCGAGGCTATGCGATCAAGAAAGCAAAAAATGATGTGTTGGATGGAATCCGGTTTGTGGCATCGTTGCTGAATCAGGGGAAAATCTCCATCAGTGACCAGTGTCCGAATACGATCAAAGAGTTTGGGTCGTATATCTGGGATCAGAAAGCATCTGAGCGTGGCGAGGATAAACCGGTAAAGCAGCACGATCATGCGATGGATGCTCTTCGGTATTTCTGTTATACGATTATTCGCAAGCCGGGCGGTATCAGCATTTTGAAATAGAGGTGATAGACATGGAACTTGAGATTATGAAAAAACTCATAAGAAAATATGAACCGGGACATACAAAGTTTTCCTTTAATGCTATGCAGGCAGAGCGGTATTACCGGAATGAAACGGATATTTTAATTAATAAAATTAGTGATGAGAGAAAAGAGGATGCAGATAATCCGTTGCGTAATGCGGATAACCGGATTCCGAGGAACTTCCACGGACTTATTGTCAATCAAAAGGCTGCATATATGTTTACAGCACCGCCACTTTTTGATATTGGGAATGAGCATGGAAGTGAAGTCGTGACAGAAGTACTCGGTGATGAATACCGGAAAAACTGCATGGAGCTGTGCGTAAATGCTTCCAATGCATCGGTGGGATGGATTCATTACTGGGAGGATGAAGATGAGACATTCCAGTGGGCGGTAGTCGACAGCAAGCAGATTATTCCGATTGAATCACACGATTTGAAAAAGAAACTGCTCGGTGTTCTTCGTGTGTATGATGAAATCGACGAGGAAACAGGAGATACCTATACAATTTATGAATACTGGGATAAGGAAAGTTGTTGGACGTTCCGTCGGAAGTGTGGCGACACTTTAGAAGATGGGCTGTTCTACTACAACACTTTCATGGTGCCGGATACCGGAGATTTTGTCGCAGAATATCGGCATGAATTCGGAGAGGTGCCTTTTATTCCATTCCCGAACAACAACACGAATACAAACGATCTGAAAAATATAAAACCGCTGATAGACGTTTACGACAAGGTCTACAGCGGTTTTATTAATGATTTGGATGATATACAGGAATTGATATTTGTACTGTCTGGGTATGGCGGAACTGATCTCGACACGTTTTTATCAGACTTGAAAAAATACAAAACTATCAAGGTTGATGGAGATGATGGAAGTAATCCGGGAGTGAGCACGCTCAACATTGAAATACCGATTGAAGCACGTAACAGCGTGTTGGAAGCCACCAGAAAGGCTATTTTTGAACAAGGGCAGGGATTTGATCCACAGCCGGAGAATTTTGGGAATCAGAGTGGAGAAGCTCTTAAATTCATGTATTCATTGCTGGAGATGAAAGCCGGGTTGACGGAAACGGAGTTTCAGCTTGGGTTTGCACGTCTGGTAAGAGCGATATGCCGTCATGAGGGGATTGATTGTAAGAAAATCATTCAGACATGGTCCCGCACCTGTGTAAAGAATGACACGGAGCAGGCGCAGATTTGCAAGGATTCGGTTGGAATTGTAAGTAAAAAGACAATCCTCAAAGCACACCCGCTTGTCGAATCGGTCGAGGATGAATTAAGACAACTAGAGATAGAGGAAAAAGAGGCGATGGAAAAAGCTGAAATGTATGCAGGGGCTTTTTCAAGTGAAAAAGAAGTGAGTGATGATATCACAAATAAAGAAGATGAGAAATAATAAAACCTTGACTTTTGGCAGACATAAGTGCAATATATAATTATGGCAGACAAAAGAGAGGTGATTATGTGCCTGAAAAGAAAATTGGTCGTCCAACAAACAATCCCAAAAATGAACGGATAACCGTTAGATTGGATGTAGAATCTTCGGAGATATTGGACTGTTACTGTAAGCAGGAAATATTGGACAGGGCAGAAGCGATACGTCGTGGAATAAAAAAATTAAAGGACGATATTAAAAAATAGAACGTTGCCACCCTCGCAAAGTGAATCAACGTTCTACGGTAGAAGTTTCCTTCTATGAAATATTTTATCATGGATAGGGACTTCTTTCAACAATTAAAAATTTGAAAGGAGTTTTTTATATGATTAAAAACGTTACAAGAATAATAGAAAAATCTATTGGAAAAATTGATGTAAGATATGATATGTGTATTTCTGACATCGAAGCTATTGAGAAAATGAGTTACAGCAAATATGATTTTATAACAAACGGTTTTCGCTTTGGATATATGCAAGGCTTGAAAGCAGCTAGAGCAGAAATGAAAAGGAACGGTGTTATAAATGGCTTATAAAAATATAAAAGGGGAAAGATACGGAAGATTGGAAGTCATCGAACATATCGGGACAAGGAGAGGAAAAGCACTATGGAAGTGCAAATGTGACTGCGGAAATTATGCAGATGTAACGGGAGATTCATTGAGACAAGGAAAAACGAAAAGTTGTGGTTGCCTTGGCGATGATAATCGAAGAAAAATAACCACAAGGAATAGATATGGCGCTACTAAGCACAATCAATGCAAAGAAGGAAAGAAAAGCAGGATATATAGAATTTATGATGCTATGCACCAGAGGTGTTATAATGAAAAAAATGGGGCGTATAAGCATTATGGCGGTAGAGGTATTGTAATTTGTGATGAATGGAAAAATAATTTTGAAAGTTTTTTCCAATGGTCCTTAAAGAATGGTTATTCCGATGATTTAAGCATTGATAGAATTGATAATGATGGAAATTATGAACCTAGTAATTGTAGATGGGCAGATATGACATTACAGGGCTTGAATAGAGGAATACAGGATAATAATACAAGCGGTCATAAGGGAGTCTCGTTAATAAAGAAAACGGGAAAGTACAGAGCTTACATTAAAATAAAAGGGAAACAGATACACTTAGGGCATTATGATTATTTGCAGGATGCCATAGAGGCGCGAGAAAAGGCAGAAAAGTTATACATGAAGTAGTAAAGATAGAGAATGGTTGCAGTTACTGAAAAGTAATTTGCAACCATTTTTATATGGAATGAAATGAGGTGATTGCATGGAAAAGCGGACAAGTGAATATTGGCAGGAACGTTTCCAGCAGTTGGAAGAAGCGCAGCATGATACATCCGTTCAGACCATGCAGGGTATCGAGCAGGAGTTCCGGCGTACGGAACAAGTATTAGACGGAAAAATTAATGCTTGGTATCAGAGATTTGCATCCAATAACAAAATTTCAATGATAGAGGCAAGGAGATTGCTCAACAGCGATGAGCTGGAAGAGTTTAAGTGGGATGTACAGGATTATATTAAATATGGAGAAGAAAACGGTATCAACCAGCAGTGGATGAAAGAACTTGAGAATGCTTCAGCAAAGGTACATATCAGTAGATTGGAGGCACTTAAGTTACAGACACAGCAGGAACTTGAAAAATTGTACGGAAATTATCATGATTCCATAGATGAGCATATTACAAATCTTTATACATCTGGATATTATCACACAGCATTTGAAGTACAGCGAGGTATGGGTGTTGGCTGGCAGATGCAGAATTTTAATTCAGAGAAAGTCAGTGATATTATACATAAACCGTGGGCTGTTGATGGACGTAACTTTTCAGATCGTGTTTGGATGGACAAAACAAGACTAATTAACAGTATGCATGATTCTTTAACTCGAATGTGTATTACAGGGGAATCACCGGATAGAGCTATACAGGAAATATCCAAGAACATGAAAGTGAGCAGGTCACAGGCTGCGAGGATTGTTCAGACGGAATCGGCGGCTTTTTCTGCAAAGGCACAGGAATCATGTTTTTCTGATCTTGGTGTGGAAGAGTTCCAAGTGGTTGAGACCTTAGATAGCAATACGTGTGATACATGTGGAGAGATGGATGGAAAACATTTTCAAATGAAAGATTATAAGATTGGTGTTACCGTACCGCCATTTCATCCGAATTGCCGTGGCTGTACATGCCCTTATTTTGATGATGAATTTGACAGTGTGGGCGAACGTGCTGCCCGTGGCGAGGATGGAAAGACCTACTATGTGCCGGCAGATACGACGTTTGAGGAGTGGAAAAAATCGTTTGTTAATGGTGATGCGTACTTTGTGTCAAACAGTTTCCAACCACGATATGGAGCGGAAAAGGAGTGGAAACATGTAAAATTTAAGACCAAAACAGAAAACATACAAGAATATACTGACAAAAAACGGGAGCAGAATTTCTTTGGGATTCCAGTTGATAAAACTGCATCTTGGATAGGGAAAGATAATAAAATTGGTAAAGTAGAGGATTTACAGGAATATTTTGTAAATGGTGAAGCTTTCAAAGTTGATGGAAAGAGAGTGCTGTTGGATTATTCGGAACATGAAAAAGAAATTGCAAATATTATTGCAAAAGGAACTGGGAAAGATATAAAGATGGTTCCAAGGATAACGTTCCCTCAAAATATACAGACACCGGATTACCTGATAGATGGAATAAAATTTGATTTGAAAACTCCCCTTGGAAATGGAAAAAATACGTTGTATGGGATGGTAAAATCGAAAAAGAAACAAGCAAATAATTTTGTTATATGTGCTGACAAAACTGCACTAAGCATGGATGAGATAGAGCAACAGATACAAGGAATTTATAGCTCAAGAAATACGGCATTTGTTGATATAATTATTTTGGTAAAGAATCAGGAGATTGTGAAAATCTATAAAAGAAATAAATAAGAGCCATTTTCGCTCCCGGCAACTCTGTATAACACAGAGGCAAAGGGGGAACAAAATGACTCTTATTAAGATATCTTATGTATATATTACAACAATATCCGTAAAAAAGCAATAAAAACCAGTAATAACAGGGTAACCGGAAATCTATGAACCGAACAGCGCAGAGGTGACGCTAAGTAAGTTCCTCCGGCAGTCCTGTTTTTATATTGTCTTTTATCCGCAGACATTAAAGAACGGCATTACTCATCTGGAGAATAAACAGAGAATCCCAATACCCGGAGAGCGGGAATAAAAATCTATGGAGGATAAAAAAAATGGAATGGTTAAAGGCAATTTTAGAAAAGGCAGAGATTAAAGATGGAAAACTTGATGTGGATGCAGTCATGAATGCGGCACAGAAAGAGTTCCCAAAACATGCAGTACCAAAAGATGATTTTAATAACAAAGTCAAAGAGTTGGAAACTGCAAATGACACGATCACAGAGCTTAAAAAATCCAATGGAGATAATGCAGATTTGCAGAAAAAAATTGGAGAATATGAAACAGAGATTAAAGACCTTAAAGATTCAGCAGAGAAAACAGCAAAGACATACACCTTAAAAGAATCTCTTGCAAAGCAGGGAGTTCTGGATCCGGACTATCTGATTTATAAGGCAGGTGGGCTGGATAAGTTCAACTTCGATAAAGAAGGGAAGCCTGTTGGCGTAGAGGATGCTGTGAAACCATATAAAGAGGATGCGGCAATGGTACATTTGTTTAAACAGGAACAGCAGAAACCACCGTATAATCCGAAAAATGGTGGCGCAGGTGGTACAACAAATCCATTCGCAAAGGAAACATTTAATCTGACTGAGCAGGGACGTATTTTAAAAGAAAATCCAGCACAGGCAAAAGAGCTTGCCGCTGCGGCTGGAGTAACGATTTAAGAAAGAGAGGATAAATATTTATGGCAATTACAAAAATTTCAGACGTTATTGTACCGGAACTTTTTAACCCGTATGTAATGAACAGAACAATGGAGTTATCAGAGTTTTTCAAGAGTGGGATTGTGGTAAACAGTCCAGAATTTGATGTGTTGGCAAGCGAAGCTGCAAGGACACATAATATGCCGTTTTTTGAGGATTTACAGGGGGAATCCGAAGCGATTCTTGAAGATGTCAAGATGACTGCTAAGAAAATTGGTTCCAATGAGGATGTATCAACTACCATTTTTCGCCAGAATATGTGGGGAGCAACGAATCTTTCCGCTGCTTTGGCAGGTGCTGATCCAATGAAAGCGATTGGTGATCTGGTTGCGTCTTATTGGGCACGTGATATGCAGAAAGAGCTGATTGCGATTCTTACTGGAGTATTTGGTACAACTACAGCAGGATCGGAAGGAACACCGGCGGCAGAGACCAGAATGAAAGATCATATTCTCGATCTTACTGCAGGTAAGACAGAAGCAGCAAAGCAGATCAGTGCGTCAGCATTTATTGATGCATGTCAGTTGCTTGGTGATGCACAGTCACAGTTATCTGGCGTCGCAATGCATTCAGCAACAAAGTCTTATCTGAAGAAACTGAATCTCATTGAGACAGAGCGTGATTCTACGGATGTAGAGTTTGATACCTATCAGGGTAGACGTGTAACTGTAGATGACGGATGCCCAGTAGGTGACGGAGGTGTGTACACTACATATCTTTTTGGAAATGGTGCAGTAGCATATGGTAATGGTTCTCCTGTTGGGTTTGTGGCTACCGAGACGGATCGTGATAAACAGACCGGTGCTGGTATTGATTATCTCATTAACCGTAAAGCATTTATTTTACATCCAAGAGGAATTGCATACACTGGAGCAAAACGTGATCATGTGGAAACACCACTTCGTACAGAACTTGCAATGGCAGAGAACTGGAAACCTGTATATGAGTCAAAACAGCTTAGAATTGTTGCTATTAAACACAAAATCGGGTAGGTGATAATCATGGAAGGGAGTAGCAAGCTGACAGCCGAAAGGCTGTTGGCACTTCTTGGATTAAATGCCGATGAGCAGAGCATAGAAATATGTGTAGAGTTTGCATTGGATAACGCAAAAGACATTGTAAAAAATTACTGCCACATTGATGAAATCCCGGCAGAATTAGAAACAACAGTCTTGCGCATGGCAATGGATATTTACAGAAATGAAAAGCCGGGAGAAACAGAGACACCACAAAGAGTTTCTTCGGCTCAAATCGGTGATACTTCTACATCATTTGGCACTGTATCTGCATCATTTACAGATAGTCTCATGAAAAACTACAAATCATCTTTAAACCGATACAGGAAGGTAGTGTCCACATGAACATGGTAAGAAAAATCATTGAAAGCACATATGATGGAAGATGCACCGTTACGCAACGTGCAGAATGTGAGAAGCCTAATGGATCGACAGGATTTACTAATGCTGTGATTTTAGAGAATGAGCCTTGCAGACTTTCTTTTAATAGTAAGGAATCTGCCAAGGAAGGAGATAGAGCTTCAATCCAAACACAAACTGTAAAGCTGTTTTTAAAACCGGAGAGAATCATAGAACCAGGTTCAAAGATTACGGTAACGCAGAATGGTGTCACAACGGATTATGCAAGCTCCGGTAAGCCGGCGGTATATGAAACACATCAGGAAGTTATTCTTGAATTGAAGGAAAAGTGGTCATAATGAGCGTAAAGTATAAAGAATTAGAGGATTTCACAAGAAAAATCGAGGATCTCAATAAACAGCAGAAAGAGGAATTTATGAAGGCCTGCTGTAAAGAATTGGCTGCCAGATTATTAAAAAAAGTAATAAAGCGTACTAAGCCTGGGAATTATGAAAATAAAGTTGGCGGTACACTACGGCGTGGATGGACATCTGCAAAAACAGGTGATTCAAAGCGAGATACAACTCAGGCAATGTATGATAATTTATTTGGATCAGACCAGAAAGTATCTCAAAAAAATATGAGTGTTCGTAAAGAGGGAAACACATATATTATTGATGTTACAAATGCTGTTGAATATGCTGCATATGTGGAATACGGTCACAGAAAACGAAATCATCAGGGATGGGTTCCGGGAAAATTCATGTTAACAATTTCAGAAGCAGAATTAAGAACCGTTACACCACAGATTTTAGAACGAAAATTGCAAAAATTTCTGGAGGACGCGATGAAATGATACAAAAAGTAATTGATGGTATTATTACAGCAATCAGGACAGAATATGGTTCAGCACATTTTAAAGTATATACAGAATTGGTAGAGCAGGGATTAAAAAATCCGTGTTTTTCTGTTATGTGTCTGAATCCAAGTGTGGAAGTGACCGGAAAAGTTCGCTCAAGACGATATTATCCGTTTGTGATTGACTATTTTCCTAAATCAGATGATGAGCCTGTGGATGAATGTAATACCGTCTATGAGACTTTAATCGAATGCCTCGGTGATATTACTGTAGAGGATAAGATTATACATGGCAGTAATGTAAGTGGAAATGTAGTGGATGGAGTTTTACATTTTCAGATTACATATGATCTCTTTTTGCTCAAAAAAGAGGAATTAGAAAGCATGATGCAGTTTGAGGAAAGCACAAAAGTGATGTAAAGGAGGATAACATGGCAGAAACAAAAAAAGAACCAGAAAAGATTTTATTCTCAAAGGAACAGATTGTAAGTTCCATGAGATATAAAAAGTACAGAGATTTTTTGTCTGGGAATCTGGACAAGCATAAAAATTATTCAACAGAAGAAATTGATAAGATGATTGATTCGTTTTATGGAAAGGGTAAGAGTGGAAAATAATGGCATTAGGTGGAGGAACATATTTAACACAGAATAAAGTACTTCCGGGGGCTTATTTTCAGTTCATTTCAAAAGCAATTGCATCAGCAACGTTATCAGACAGAGGCGTAGCTGCAATGGCGTTGGAACTGGACTGGGGTGCTGATGATAAGGTGGTTAGTGTCACAGCTTCGGATTTCATGAAGGATAGTAAAAAAATGTTTGGATTCGACTATGATGCGGCAGAAATGTTGCCATTAAGAGAACTTTTCAAACATGCGTCCAAAGTATATGTATACAAAGTCACTTCTGGGGGAGTGAAAGCTTCGAATACATTTGCGGAAGCAAAATATACAGGCAAAAAAGGAAATGACCTTAAGGTTGTTATTCAGACAAATGTGGATGATGGTGAAAGATTCGATGTATTACTGTATCTTGGAACTGAAAAAATGGACAGTCAGACAGTTTCCAAAGCATCAGAGCTTATTGATAATGATTTTGTTATGTGGAAAAAATCCGCTGAATTGTCTGTTACGGCAGCAACGGCATTAAGCGGTGGAACAAACGGTACTGCATCGACATCAAATCATCAGGCATTTTTGGATAAAATCAGTTCTTATCCAGATGTAAATGCAATTGGATATGCTGGATCTGAAAGTGCAGTAAAAGGACTGTATGCCGCTTTTGCAGACAGATTGAGAAATGATGTAGGCATTCGATTACAGGTGGTTATGCACGATTATAGTTCGGCAGATTCGATTTCATGTGTAAATGTGAAAAACAGTGCAGAACTTGTGTATTGGGCTACAGGTGTTATTGCCGGTACTGCTGTAAATAAGTCTGCAACGAATATGAAATATGATGGCGAATTAAGCATTAACACTGAATTTACTCAGGATGAACTTACAGAAGCTCTGGAAAAAGGCGAATGGGTGTTACATCAGGTAGGTACAGAGGTTCATGTTCTTGAGGATATTAATTCTTTTACCAGCATTACAGACGAAATGGGCGATATTTTCAAGGATAATCAGACAATCCGCGTCATTGACACAAGAGCAGATTCTATTGCTTCAATTTTTGCTTCCAAATATCTTGGCAAGGTTCCAAATGACAAATCGGGAAGAGTAAGTTTGTGGTCGGATATTGTGAAAATTGATCAGCAGTTAAGTGATATCAATGCAATCGAAGATTTTGACCCAGAAGATATTACTGTAGAACAGGGCGATACAAAGAAATCAGTACTTATTAACAGCGCAATTACCATTATTAATACAATGGAAAAATTGTACATGAAATCAATGATTGAGTAACAGGAGGAAGATGGGCATGTCGAAACAGTTTATGAATACGCAGGATGCACCAAGCGCAAAACAGGCAGAGTTTTTTTGCACAATTAATGGAAGACGTTATTCTATGCTTAATGCAAAAAAATTTGAAGCAAAAGCAAATGTCAAAAATGCCGATGTAACAAGATTAGGTGCATTGATTGATGGTAAAAAAGCGGTCGGACTTACCATTAAATTCTCAATGACAGTTTATAAATGCAGTGAAATGTTTGATAAATTGATCGAGGAATTTAAGAATACAGGCTTATTGCCAACCTTTGAATGCCAGGTAACGAGTAGTGATTCAGCAACATGTATGGGACGGAGCACGAAGGTATATAAGCAGTGTGTAATTGAGGGAGATGTTCTTTTATCGATGTTCGACGCAGACGGCGAATTTGTAGAGCAGACCATTGAAGGATATGCAATGGATTTTGATTCGCCAGAGAGATATACAGATCCAGAATATATGTAAAGAGTTGAGGCAGACAATTAGCAGATCATGCAGTGTCTGCCTTTATATTTTAAGAATGAGGTAAGTGATATGGGAAATTTAGCATATTTTTTGAAAAAGAACAAAAAGGAAAAGAAAAATGCATTTTTTGCTGCAACAAAATCATTATGCGATGAAAATGGAGAACCGTTAAAATGGGAAATTAAAGCTTTATCAACAAAAGAAACAGAAGCTATCAGAGAAAAATGCACAATAGATGTTCCAGTCACCGGAAAACCAGGTGTTATGCGACCAAAAGTAAATTCTTCTAAATATGTAGCAGAATTACTCGTTTCAGCTGTAGTATACCCAGATCTTTATAATGCAGAGTTACAGGATTCCTATGGAGTTAAAACTGCATCAGATCTTTTGAAAGAAATGGTAGATGATCCGGCAGAGTATAACAATTTTGTCGAATTTGTCCAGGAATACAACGGATTAGATGAAACCATGAATGATAAGGTGGAAGAGGCAAAAAACTAATAGAAGGCGGCGATAGTGAAGCCAATTATGCATATTATGCATTGCATAAGCTTCATATATTGCCGTCCAGATTAATGGAACTAGATGAAAATGAGCGTGCTTTTATTTATGCGGCAATTGATTTGAGGATTGAAGCTGAAAAAAGGCAGGAAGAAAAAATGAAGCATAGCTCAAAATAACAAGAGTATTAAAATTATATTTATGCTCATGAAAGGTTGGTGGATTTATGGCGATAGGAACAGCTATTGAGATAACTGATAAGATGACAGGACCATTAAATCGTATCACAGCCGCTTTATACAGCACAACGGATGCATTGCATGATACAGATCAGGCAACTAATTCTGCATTTAATTCTGCTGGTATTCAGGCAATCACGCAGGAATTGTATGGATATGAAAGAAAGATTCAGGATATACAGGATGAGTTAGATAGATCAAATAATAAGATACAGGAAATGCAGGAACAGACAGAAAAGGCAAGAAGTTCTGCTGGTGGATTGGAAAATGCATTTAGAAAAGCTGCAGGTATACTCGCAACTGTAGCAACAGTACAGACATTAAAAAATGTTCTTGATACATCAGACGAACTGACAGCAATAACGGCACGTCTTGAAATGATGAATAATGGTTTCGAATCTGTAGGAGGAAATTTAAAAAGTACGTCAGATTTATTTAATCTAGTGTATGCGTCTGCGCAGGATGCCAGAGGTTCATTTGCAGATATGTCAGCAGTCGTTGCAAAATTCGGAAATAATGCGAAGGATGCTTTTAGCAGTTCGGCAGAGGTCGTTGATTTTGCAAATCTTGTACAAAAAGAGATGGTAATTGCCGGCGCATCCACGACAGAAGCTTCAAATGCAATGTTGCAGTTGTCACAGGCATTAGGCTCTGGCGTCCTTCGTGGTGATGAGCTTAATAGTATCTTTGAGCAGGCTCCGAACCTTATACAGGAGATCGCAAATTATCTCGAAGTCCCAATCGGAGAAATCCGGCAGATGGCGTCGGAGGGACAGATTTCGGCTGATATTGTAAAACAGGCAATCTTTTCTGCTTCTGATGAGATCAACGACAAGTTTAATAATATGCCTATGACATGGTCGCAGATTTGGACATCTATGCAAAATACAGCATTAATGAAATTCCAACCGGTATTACAGAGAATTAATGAGATTGCGAATAGTGAGGAATTTAAACAATTTACGCAGACTGCAATAAATGATATGGCTGTACTTGCAAATGTATCACTGAGTGTGGTTAATACGCTGATTCAGGGAGCCGCTTTCGTATCTGATAACTGGTCCATTATCAGTCCAATTATTTATAGTGTGGCATTGGCACTGGCATTTTATAATGGTGTGCTTATAATGCATAATGCATATGAAGCAGTTTCCAACGGATTAAAATTGGTCGCTGCGATAAGAGCGGTTGCGCATGGGACAGCTACAGCAACAGAAGCGGCAGCTACAACCGGAGCATCTGCGGCACAGATTGCATTTAATGCTGCTTTATATGCTTGTCCGCTTACATGGATTGTACTTGCCATTGTTGCAGTGATAGCAGTAATTTACATGGTCGTTGCAGCAATTAATAAGGTACAGGGTACAACTATCAGTGCGACAGGTGTTATATGTGGAGTAATCGCTACAGCCGGTGCTCTGATTGGAAATATTTTGATAGGGTGGTGGAACAGGATCATAACGGCTGGAGTAGGATTATGGAATTTTTTTGCAAATTTTGCGGCGGCTTTTGGGGTTCTTTTCGATCATCCGATTATTGCTATTGAAATGATGTTGTTGTCTCTTTTAAATTTCATCATAAGTGTTGTTGAAAGTGCTGCAAAATTACTAGATACGATCTTTGGGTCTAGTCTTGCTGATGCGGTGAGTGGCTTTCAGGATACAATACAGGCAAAAATCGACGCTAAAATTGAAGATGCGGGAGGAACAGCATCAAATCAGTTAAATCCAGAAGACTACACGCTTGACCGTATAAATTATGGTGATGCGTATCAAAGTGGTTATGATTTCGGAAAAGGAATTGATGATAAAATATCTTCTGCTTTTTCCGGCGGATTATCTACAGACAGTTTTTCAGATTTACTTACTTCCGCTGGATATGATTCTGCATCGGATGGAATGGCTTCAACGTTGGGAGATATTTCGAAAGATACAAGTGCAATTGCAGATTCTGTAGATATCAGCAATGAAAATTTGGAGTACATGAGAGACCTTGCAGAGCGGGAAGTCATTAATCGTTTTACAACAGCAAGTGTAAATGTAAATATGGGAGGGGTTACAAATACAGTAAGCCAGGATACAGATCTTGATGGAGTGATTTCATATTTGGCTAATGGAGTAACAGAAGCATTGCAGCAAGCAGCAGAGGGGGTGCATTCATAAAATGTCATATTATTTTTATTTAGGAAAAACATTGTTGCCGGTTGCACCATCGAAGCTCACTCTTAAAATTGGTGGACAGAATAAAACATATAACCTTATAAATGATGGTGAAATTAATGTTTTGAAATCTGCCAGTTTGACAGAAATTGAATTTGATGCGCTGTTACCGAATGTTCAATATGGTTTTGCAGTTTATAAAAATGGCTATCAGCCAGCAGAGGCCTTTCTGAATGCTATAGAGACATTGAAAAAAAGTAAACTGCCATTTCAATTTATCGTTACACGAGCATTTCCTAACGGAAAGATGTTATTTGATACGAATATGAAAGTATCACTTGAAAATTATAACATTGTGGAAGAAAGCAAGAACGGTTTAGACGTTACTGTATCGATAAAGCTTAAGCAGTATAAGGAATATGGAACGAAAACAGCTATTTTATCGATTACGCAGAGAAAGACAACAGCAAAGGTGAAAAATTCTCGTAATACATCAACAGCACCATCTAATGGTTTGCCAACCACTTATACCGTCAAAAAGGGTGACTGCTTAAGTGTAATAGCAAAAAAGTTTTATGGAAGTGGATCAAAAACATATTATATGAAAATTGCAAATGCAAATGGAATCAGCAATCCTAATTTGATATATCCAAATCAAGTATTTACGATTCCGGTATAGGAGGGAAAATGTCAGCAGAATTATTAATCCAGAATGGAGATACTGTGTATTTTCCCGCCGTACTAGAGGATATTAAATGGGAAACTGAAAGGTATGGATCACCGGGAAAGTTAACTTTTAAATGTATGTATGACAGCAAATTAAATGTCACAGAGGGTAATCCAGTGAGATTGCGCTGGAATGGATTAAATGTGTTTTATGGCTTTATTTTTAAAATAGAAAAGGACAAGGAACCGGTGCTGTCGATTACTGCATATGATCAATTGCGGTATTTTAAAAATAAGGATACTTATGTGATTAATGGGAAAACAGCCGGTGAAGTTTTAGAGCTGATAGCTGCAGATTTTGAATTGCAGACTGGAGATGTGGAAGATACCGGTTATGTAATACCATCCCTTGTGGAAGACGGAAAATCTTTATTTGACATCATGCAGGATTGTCTGGATCAGACTTTAATGAATGTTGGTGAAATGTATGTTTTATATGATGATTTCGGCTCATTGTCACTGAAAAATATTGCAAATTTGGCAGTTAATATTTTGATTGATTCTAAAACAGGAGAAAATTATAAATATAGCTCATCCATTGATGATCAGACGTATAACAAAATAAAGCTTGTTTATGACAATAAGAACACCGGACAGAGAGATGTATATATTGCGCAGGATTCATCTAAAATGAATGAGTGGGGAATGCTGCAGTATTACGATAAGTTATCTGAGGGTGAAAATGGCAAAGAAAAAGTTGAATCTTTATTGCAATTGTATAACAGAAAATCAAAATCATTTCAGATTACGAATGCAATAGGAGATGTATCAGTCCGGGCAGGATGTTTATTACCTGTTATTCTGGATTTAGGAGTTGCAAAAGTTCAGTCTATGATGTTGGTGGAATCGTGTAAGCATGTTTTTAGAGAAAATGAGAATTTTATGAATTTGACATTAAGGGGTGGTGATTTTGTCTGAATTTGATGGATTGATCAAACAGATCAAGCAAGCAGCATTAGATGCAGTAAATTCCGCCGGACCAGCAGGATTTTATGAAGGAACAGTATTAAGCGTATCTCCATTAAAAGTTAAAGTAGACCAGAAGCTTATACTTGGGAAAGAACAACTTGTCTTAGCGCGTAATGTAACAAACCATGAGATGTCTGTTGATGTTGATTGGGAATATGAAAAGGGGACGAAAAAAAATAGTAATCCATAATGCATTAAAAACAGGAGATAAAGTGATCCTTGCAAGAATCCAGGGCGGTCAAAGTTATATTATTTTGGATAAGGCGGTGTAAATATGATCCCAAGTGTTAATAATTTGTTGCTTACAGAAATAAATGAAGAGGATATGCCGAGTAAAAATTATCGAATGATCAGTGAAAGCGTTAGAGGTACGGTGGATACCATTGAAGCAATGAAGCAGGTGGTATATAAGATATTATGTACAGAACGATATGTCTACCCGATATACTCATGGAATTATGGGATAGAATTGGTGGATTTATTTGGCGAATCAGTAACATATGCATGTCCTGAGATAACCAGGCGAATCGAAGAAGCATTGTTGCAAGATGAAAGAATTAATTCGGTAGATCAATTTGAATTTGATACAAGTAAAAAACATGAGGTGGTGTGTACATTTTCAGTACACACCATTTTTGGTGATTTTCAGATGGAAAAAGAGGTGAGTGTTTAATGTTCGAAGAGATGACATATGAAAAGATTATGGAACGTATGTTGTCTAGGGTGCCAGATACCCTAGATAAGCGTGAGGGAGCGATTATATTTGATGCACTTGCACCGGCAGCATTTGAAATGTCTATTCTTTATACTGAATTAGAGACAGCTTTAGACCAGACATTTGCAGATACCTGTCAAGGAGTTTATCTGGATAAAAGATGCATGGAAAGAGGAATCACAAGACAGCCAGCAACGCATGCGATTGTTCAGGGAACTTTTAAACCGGTTGACTTGGATTTGTCTGGTTTGCGATTTAATTGTGGAGATTACAATTATACAGTTAAAGAACCGATTGGAAATGGTGTGTATGAGATGGTGTGTGAGACAGCAGGAAGTCTTCCAAATGGGATTTCTGGTCAGTTGATTCCGATTGACTATATTAACGGATTAGAAACAGCAGAAATCACGGCTATTTTAATTCCGGGCGAAAATGAAGAATCAGATGAAGATCTCAGATCGAGATATTTTGATACTCTTGTGAGCCAGGCATATGGAGGCAATATTACAGACTATAAGCAGAAAACATATGCTATAGAAGGCGTTGGAGGTGTAAAAGTGACACCTGTCTGGAATGGCGGTGGAACGGTAAAGTTAACTATTATTGCATCAGATTATACAGTGCCTACAACCACATTGATAGAAAAAGTACAAAAAGAGATTGATTCGGTAGCTCCAATCGGACATATCGTAACGGTAGATGGCACGACCCAAAAGGAGATTCAGATAGAAACTAATATCGTATATCAGACAGGGTGGAGTTGGAAAACATCTGGAAATTATATTGAAAAAGCTATTGACGCTTATTTTCAGGAACTTGCAAAAAACTGGGCGTCGTCTGATCAGTTAATTGTACGAATCAGCCAAATTGAAACAAGAATCTTGGACTGTGCCGGAGTAATTGATATTTCAAATACAAAGATAAATGGAAATGCAGAGAATTTAATATTGGAATCCAATTCCATTCCTGTGAGAGGAAGTGTGACGGATGGAGCGTAAGATAATAGATTATTTGCCACCATATTTAATGGTATATAAAGAAATAAAAGCAATTATGGAAGCTGAACAGCCAGAATTCGAAATAGTCTGGCCGCAAGCAGAAAATGTCTTGAATAATCAATTTGTATCAGATTCATCTTCTATCGGCATAGAGCGTATGGAGAAAATTCTTGGAATTATTCCAAAAGATACAGATACGCAAGACGAGAGAAAATTTAGAATTTTGGTTAAATTGAATGAACAGCTTCCATATACACTGCCGGTATTGGAACAGCAATTAAAAAGAATGTGAGGAGAGAATGGGTATCGCCTGATTCTAAGCGCAGATAAATATTTACTCAATGTTAAATTAGCTTTAGGCAATGAGAATAATTACCAGGATGTGTGTGATATGTTAAGACGTGTTGTGCCAGCTAACATGGTTATTTTTGTTAGCATGTTTAATACGCATGAAATTCTTTCACATTATACGCATGCGCAGTTGGCAGCATACACACAGAAACAAGTGAGAGAGGAAGTGTTGACGAATGTCTAGTAAAACAACAAATTTGAATTTAACAAAGCCGTCAGAGGATGAATTTTATGATATTAATGTGCAGAATGAAAACATGGACATCATTGATCGTGAGATTAATGGATTAAAGCAGCCAGCTTATGAAGTGTCTACAGCCATGTCAGATTTGAATAGTGGAGAAATGATTACTGTAGCGTTCGGAAAGATTGCAAAGGCGGTTAGTACATTAATAAGTCATGTGGCAAATAAATCTAACCCTCATGGTGTGACGAAGAATCAGATAGGACTTGGAAATGTGCCAAATGTTGCAACAAATGACCAAACACCAACATACACAGAAGCATCAAAATTAAGCTCGCTGGTCAGTGGTGAAAAAACGTCTGTAGCGTTCGGAAAGATTGCAAAGGCGGTCAGTACATTAATAAGTCATACAACATCTAAAGCTACCAGTTCCGTTTTGGGACATGTCAAATTATCAGACAGCACATCAAGTACAAGTGCATCAACTGCTGGAGTGGCGGCAACGCCAAAAGCTGTAAAAGCTGCTTATGATTTGGCAAATAGTAATACTAAAAAAATAGGAACGACTGATATATCTGGTATCGGTGATGGAACTGTGACCGGAGCGATAGCAGAAAATAAAGATGCAATAGAGGATGTCACCCAGAGTTTAGGTTTGTTAAGCGAAGGAATCCAGGCTGTTAGTAAAAAACAGAACTTTTGTAAAGGCAGTGACCGATTACTGACTGATGTCTTGATTATAGACTTTAAAAATCCAACAGGAGAATCTAATAGACAATATGTAATGACCTCCACATTGTAGGTTCGTGGATTTACCTGTATACTAAAGTTTGACAAGAACAATGGTAACAGGGATTACCGCATACAAAGGG